CTTGAAGATAAGATGAAACTGATTGAACTTGCATTGACGATGGCGTATGATGCAAAGGTCAACTTTACGGATGTGCTTGGTACAGTGCGTTATTGGGACATTCTAATATACAACTATCTGCGTGAGAGGAACTATGTAATTCCTCAAAAGTCAGAGAAGAAGAAGGTCGAGAAGTTTGAGGGTGCCTATGTGAAAGACCCACAGCTCGGTATGCACAACTGGGTCATGTCGTTTGACTTGAACTCTCTATATCCCCATCTAATTATGCAGTACAACATCTCTCCAGAGACACTCGTTAACAAAGATGCTGAACTTGTTGATGGTATGGTTGATAAAATACTGGATGGCAAAGTTAAGAATGACACTGAGTATTGTATGACACCCAACGGTGCTTTCTTTCGTAAGGACAAACGAGGGTTTTTACCAGAACTAATGGAGGGCATGTATAATGATCGTGTCAAATATAAAAGACGTATGCTTGAAGCTCAACAGGAGTATGAAAACACTGGGGAAAAGTCTTTACTCAAAGATATTGCGAGATACAACAACATTCAAATGGCAAAGAAGATTTCTCTTAATTCCGCGTATGGTGCTATTGGGAATAATTGGTTTAGGTATTTCGATCTGTTGGTTGCTACTGCAATTACAACATCTGGCCAGTTATCTATACGGTGGATTGAGAAAAGTCTCAACATTTATCTTAACAAAATCATGGAAACGAAGGACGTGGATTATGTTATTGCTTCAGATACAGACAGCGTATATATTACTTTTGACAAATTGGTTAATAGGGTGTTCAAAGAGGGAGCAGAAACTAATGATGTTATCAATTTCTTGGACAAGGTTGCAAAAGAGAAGTTGGAACCTTTTATTGATAAATCTTATCAAGCGCTTGCCAAAGTAACCAACGCATACGAACAGAAGATGGTGATGACCCGCGAGGCCATCGCTGATAAAGGTTTATGGACTGCCAAGAAGCGTTACATCCTTAACCTGTATGACATGGAAGGTGTGCGGTTCAAGGAACCCAAACTCAAGATCATGGGCATTGAAGCAGTTAAGTCATCTACTCCTGCTCCCTGTCGTGCGAAGTTGAAGGAAGCACTCAAGATTATTATGGACGGTGATGAGAAGATGCTAAATACCTTTATACAAGATTTTCGTGAGGAGTTTATGTCATTGCCACCAGAAGATATCGCATATCCCCGTTCATGTAATGGGGTGAAGAAGTTTCGTGGCACAGACCGCTTGTTTATGAAAGGTGCGCCTATTCACGTCAAGGGTGCCATCCTCTACAATCACCTTGTGCAGGAGAATAAACTGGGCAACAAATATCCCTATATCCAAGAGGGTGACAAGATACGATTCATTCATATGAAAGAACCCAACATCTATCAGGCATCGGCATTTTCGTTCATCACAAAATTACCAAGGGAACTTGACATTATGGACAAAATAGACTATGATACACAATTCACTAAGGCTTTCGTTGAGCCACTTCGATTTATCACAGAAAAGATGAATTGGTTGATTGACGATAGTTACGGTACACAAGGAACATTAGAGGATTTTTTCGGATGAAAAAACAATATTATACACAACCCACAATACGAAATGATTGGGAAAGACTCCATGAGACATATCCAGAAGCTCGGCAGATGAGTTATAACAACGAAGGTTATGATTATATTATGGAAAATTGTCGTGGAACAAATGTAAGAATTGAAGAAAAGTATAGAAGAAAGCATGGAAAATATGAGATTACTCCCGCCCAAGAAAAAATTGCTGATATCTTTACTCTAAGAACATGGGACGGCGAGTATCATCATATGCTTGCCGAGACATATCACAAGTTGGCAAGACCTCACTCTGCTCTTGCAAGTGGTTGGCGTGGGAAGATTACTGAGGTTCCTCAGAAGACTTTTATTGAAAATGCAACTACAGATTTGAGAAGTTTGATTGATGATGTTGAACATGATTTTGGAACACTAGAGGAGTTTTTTGGATGAGATATAAACCCTACACACTAAAAGACGTTTACAGTGCATCTGCACAAGAGAAGTTCAAAGTCATCTCCACCTTTGCTGGTGGTGGTGGCTCTTCTACAGGCTATCGTCTTGCTGGTGGTAAGGTTTTAGTCATCAATGAGTTCGTTGAGGAAGCACAGAAGACCTATGCTGAGAACTATCCAGACACGGTTATTCTACCCGGCGATATTAAGGAACTCAATGGTAAGGATTTTCTAGATGCAGCTGGTGTTGGTGCTGGCGAGATTGATATCCTAGATGGATCACCGCCCTGTTCAGCATTCTCTGTTGCAGGGAAACTATCTCACAATATACATGAGGAAAAACATCTTGATTTATGGGGAGATAGTTACATAGAGAAGGTTGCTGGCAAACACTCTGATGGGTGGGGGCAGACCAAGAACTATTCTGATGGTAAGACTGTAGAGAATATTGAAGACCTATTCTTTGAGTTTCTACGAGTTGCAGATGAGATTAAACCCAAGGTGATTATTGCAGAGAATGTGAAGGGTTTAACTGTCGGTGAGGCCAGGGAGTATTTTAACAAGATACTCAACACGTTTGAGAAGATTGGTTACGAGGTCTGCGCTCAGGTATTAGATAGTCGTTACTACGGTGTATCTCAAACAAGAACCCGTGTTATTTTTATTGGTGTGCGTGAGGATGTTGCTGCTGCCACTGGATATAATTTTATGAACATCTCTCAGATATTTCCTGAGCCAGATAGGGAAGTTATTCCTGTTAAGGATGTGATGGTCGGTTTGGAATATGACTCCGAAGAAGTAAAGTATCTTACAGAAAAATTTACCAATACAGCATACTGGAAACAGACGGGTAGTAAGATGCCTATTGATCCTGATAAAGTTTTGACAGGAATGGATTACCATCCAAAGGGTCATCACTTCAATCTCAAGAGAGTATCACAGTATAAACCAGCACCTACAATTACAGCGATGGGTTCAGCAGATACCACTGCTGGTGCGTTTCACTGGATTGAACCAAGGAAGTTGACTTTAGGTGAATTAAAGCGTATAATGAGCTTACCTGATGATTTCAAGTTGACAGGTAAATGGAATCAGAAGGCAGAACGGTGTGGACGTATGGTTCCCCCGTTAATGATGAAACGAATTGCTTCGGCAGTTTATGAGAATGTATTAAGGAGATTATGATGAATTTAAATGTTAGTATAGCAAAGTCTATGGAAGAGTGCCCACCAGAAAAATCAGTTACAGAAGAGGGTGTTAATTGGAAAGATAGAAGAATATTGAGTAGAAATCAAGTTGAATATCTAATAGAAGATCAACCAAGAGAAACAAGTGTTTCGCCAGATCATATAGATGATCTGAAATTGAGTTATAGGAATGGTTTTCTTCATGATCGTGATCCTCAAGCCGTAAAGGAACATCCAACTATACCTAATTTATTTGTAGGTCGTAAAGGTTTTAATCGTTATGCGGCACTAACTCAATTAAATGTGAAGGAAATGGTTTATGATGTAGTTAGTTTTGATACACTATATGATGAATATGTATACATATATGAAAGTAATGAAACTCTAGAACATACTACTCCTGTTAAGGAGAATGAGGTAATTACAATAATTAAAGGAATTCTTAATGGTTTAGAACAAGGGATTATTACTTTTGAAGATGGTAATATTGTGGATTATAAAAAAGAAATATATGCTTTTATGGAACGTGCATATAAAGAACATCCTCATTTGTGGAAAAAGGTATATAATTCTGTAAAAAATCTTAAAGGGCCATATAAAGGTATGGCTGCATATAATCAAGACGGCGCAAATGCTAAAATGGCAGAATTGTCTTTACCTTATGGCGGCGCTTATAATACAAATTTGTTCCAACCCGCATTGGGATATGTATCTAAAAATAAGCCTGGCAAGAGTATTACATATGATACAAAACAACTTTTACTTAATGGATATATGGGCCAAAAGGTATATTTAACTTCATATATTGATAATCCAAACCCTAAAAACATAAATGACGCCAGACAAACAAAAGAAGATGAGTTTAAGAAGAATAAAAAATATGAATTAGATTGGGTGAAATACCTTTTGGGAGATGGTCTAGTTGAGGAAATCGACCTAGAACTTGGTGAAGATTCAGAACCTTTCTTAGATAGGGTAGAAAAAGCTTTTGATAAAAATTATCCTATAATACATAATGGATTTTTGCCACAGCGTTTTGAAGAAAAGGGCCTTGTTGATAAGAATGGTAATTCTATGAAGAGTAAGATATAATGGCTGACTTTACATTTGCACATAGGCAAGAAGGGTTTGATGAACACATTGATTGGAGTATCAGGGGTTATAGTAACCTTCTGGATGACGTTGTAAGTCTTTCACGGTATTTCGTTGAAGCAGATACTAACGTGGTGGACATTGGCTGTTCTACTGGTAAACTGACTGCAAGGATTCTAGAACATAACCATGAGGCTTGTCCTGATGCTCAGTATGTGGGTGTAGAGATTGCTGAAGGCTTCTTTGGTAATCTTGAAGACAGGAAGGTTGAGCTGGATAAGAAGTATCCTGCTACCTCTGTTAAGTTCATCAAGGATGATATTCGTAATTATGAGTTTGAGAATT